TGTAGCCTTTGGTGCAACTGCTGATTGTGGTACATAATTTAATAATTTTGCATGTGAAACCACCGAACCACGCTGAATGGCGGAATCCAGAAACATTTCATTTGCTACCATGTTTAAATAGTATGCGTTGTATTGTGTATTGTATGCTAGTACATCAACAAGTACCGAAAGTGCTGAACCATCAAAATTATAATCTTTTAGTGTATCTTGTTGTGATAGAAACGTTTTTAAACTTGCTTTGATGCCACCAAAGTCAAGATTTGTTATCTGTAGGCCTGAATTAGCTGTTGCCATTATCGTGTTCTCTCAAGAATTAAATTGATTGCTGTGGGTTGAACATTGTTTCCAATATAAAACTCTATTCCCACACTATAAGAATTATTATCTATTTTTTCTTCAACTGTAACTTGAACCAATTTAACCCTTGGTTCGTGATTGTTCAGTGTTGTTTCGATTTCACTTTTCAAACTCTGTGCTGTTAAAAAGCTAATAGGCTCAAACAACAATTGTTCCACTCTACTACCAATGCTGGGTTGAAATGGTCTTTCATAATTTTTTGTCAAAAGTAAATATCGAACTGAACGAACAACTGCCATTTCATCATAACTCAAGGCGATATCATTTCTACCAGGAGTTCTAGTAAAATTGAAATCTATATCTGAATATAATTTTTTAAGTGTTTGTACCATTTTAGTATTTATCGTAGGAGTAAAATGACTTTTTCAAAACCAAAGACTAGCTCGAAAAAAATCTAGGGCCGGAACGAAATTTTCGAAATTTAGGAAGTATTGGTGTTCGCAGTATTAGATGAAAGTTTTTGCTTATAAGAATCTGTGCCTATGAGATTGTTAATGAGATATAGTTGTGTATTTCCAACATTTTCCAAATTATCAATCTTATTTGAATCTTCAAGTAAGATTAAACCCTGTTGATAAAAGTTCCAATCATGGAGTCTTCGTGTGTTTAACATTACACTAGCAGTTTGTAAGTGTGAAATTATGAAATTTGCGTTCGAGTTGGTTATGTTTGACGCAATATTGCTATTTGCATCCAAATACAGCGTAGAACTGAGTATTGGATAGTCACCGGTAATAATCACTGTATTTGCGGCAATATCATCTCCCATGAACAAACTTGTCATACTTCCAAGTAACGGAGTTGAATCTTGAATACCATCAGTGTTATTCAATAACATTAACAAGTTTTGCCCTACCTGTACAGCAGTATCATAATCCGGATATTCAACCACAGGAGAACCATTTTCTGGAACTGTAGCTTCAGCTTTTGTCACACCAGCAACATTTGAGGTGTGTTGCTTGAATAGATTGATTTCTGATAAAAGTGTGGTTGCTGATGATTGCAATCCTGTTCCATCGGCCGTATCATATGAAACAATCGTCAACATTAGACTGTATAAGTTCTGTGTACTTGATTGAAGTTCATTACACACATTTAATACTGGATTTTTGTAGTAATTTGTTGCTATGATTGTACCATTGGCCAGGTCATTTTTTTGCCAGGTCTCAAGTGATATCGGTTGTGTGTTTAGAAAGTTTTTTGTGTCTTGACTTAAGTAAATTGCATCACCGAATTTACCTGTATCAAAACTAAAACTGAGTCTATTAAATACGTTTGCGCCTGACATTCAAATCTCCATTATAACATTTTACGTAAAGGTGTGGAAGTTGGACCCTTTGGTGCTTTATGTATATGTGAATTGTATTGCATTCGCATAGTCATCATTGTACCTAAACTGTCTCTCACCATAGCACCTTGTGTGAGTGGTGTCCAAAGACTCACTGCACCAAAAATTGGCCCTAAAGTATCTATACCAAGATTGGAACTCAATTTCATACCTGCTGTAACGTTTTGTATCGCTGAAATTGATTGCTTCGAAATAATTGTTCCCGAAACATTCAAATCACTGTTTATATTTACTGATTCGGCCGCTCGCAGGTTAATTGAACCTGTGCCAGCGCCAGCAAAAAGCGAAATGTCTCCACCAGAGAAAATTTCAACTTTTTCTGATGAATTAATTTTTGTTTTTCCGTTTACTTGTTGATATGAATTTCCTTCAACTTTGCTGTATGAATCGCCATATACATTAACAACGGAATCACCTCGAATCGTAATATTGCACACGCCACTAATTTCAACATTATTATCTTTTGCAATAATTTCATATTTATCACCAAGAACTTTAACGATTTGTTGACCGTTTGCCTGTATTTCGGTGAAGGTTCCGCTTCTATGTTGAATCCGAACACGTTCAAATTCTGGAGTATCATCCATTTCCATGAAATGTCCGGATTCCGAACCTATGACTTTATTCAATGATGGTGATGCATTCCAGTCTGACGCCGGTTCAGTCCAAGAATAGTCACCTTTTGGTTTCTTTGCAATAAATTGCTGTTCGATTTGTGCTTCTGTTGCCATAATTTAAATTCTTCCCGAATATGTTTTTGGATTTAACGTGGCTTGAGCCGATGAGACCACTGCTGTTGCTCCTGCCACAGTTGTTGCCGTGGCACTTATTGTTTTTGTGGTGTCTGCAACTAAACCAGAAACTTCAGAAATCAATCCACCCGAACTTGTGTTGATTGACCCCGTAATCGCTTCGGTCACTGCACTAAGAAGATTCGCCAAGCAGTCTCTCAATAATTGTAATAAACGAGCCGGTAAGCTCAAAATCCATGCAATCATTGCTTGCACATAAGCAATATATCTTGCTATTTCTAAAATTACTTCATTGATAAAATCCAAGAAATCTCTAATTTCTTTGAGAATACCTCGAATAACTTTAATTGCGTTAATGATTTGTGTCGCTAATGGTGATTCTGCTGCACCAGTTGTTAGGGTTTCGATTGCCGTTCTTATTGCTTGAAATAATGCAGAAGATTTTAACGATTCTATCGCTTGTTGAAATCTTATATTATTTGCAATATCACAAACGTGCGCTCTTGAATTATCCGACTTTTCAATTCCAGTACCCTTATATGTATACGCCATAGCTGGCACGGTTGATTTTCCAACACGCACAGGTTTCATAGCTGGTGTATCAGAATATACTATCGGGGTCACTGCATCCGATTCACTTAGTGTTGAATTTGTATATTTTGCTTTTGCGTGAAAACCTTTACCTGCTACCGCATCAGGTTCTTGTTGTGGTATAGCAGGAAACACACCAAGCATTGCCGGTGCCTGTGATGATGTTCCGTCCATAAAGAATCCGAAAACATAATCACCCTCCATTGGAGCAGAAAAGGACCTTGAATCATTTACTGGATAAACAGGTGTTGCCCATGGTAATTCAGAAGTTGGTATTTCTTGCAAATTATCTGTATGTGAACCAAAGATACGTACTTTGCACCGACCCACATTTAATGGATCTACTCTGTCCTCAACAACACCAATCCACCAGACAAAATTATCGTGACCCAATCTATTTTTAAAATCTGTCATGATACAACACCTTTTATAGCTTTTTGAATGTCACGGGAATTTTCATAATTGTTGACTGTCTGGTTGTAACTATCTTTGACCACTTCTAATATAGTTTCATATTTACCTGAAAAATCAATGATATGTCGGACGGCAGTAATCATATATTTACCAGAATTAAAATCATCTTTCTGGCCATTATCGTAACCAGAATTATTTTTACTTTTGCTCGATGGTAATAGTATTTCTAATATCATACCAACAGTTAAGTTTGGATCACCAGAAACTGACAATTTTATTCTGGAATAATGTGAAAGTGACAACTGTGCGGTTCTATTTGGTATGTAACTTTCCACCCTAACATCATTCGCTACATTCCAAGGTTCTTCACTGATACCAATTGCTTTTTTCTGATTGAAATTTGAAACTGCCACTTTTAGAACCGCATCATAACTCTCACTAGCAGTCTTATTAAGTCTATTCTTAAGGTCTGGAACTATTGAGTTTTTGTTCAAGTTTTTTGCTTTATTAAAATAGTTGGAATAGTTGAATGTGGTATCTCTGTAAGTTCTTGTCAGTGGATCAATAGAAATCAATCTGTTTGCAAATGCTCCAGACACTGTGCCATATAATGTATCAAACGTATCCAAGAAAACATATGATTTTATACCAACAAGGTTTCTACCCAGCTCTTTACTGTTATCTAATTTACCCACACTCCTTGGTATATAAGCATATGTTGTATATACTTTTTGTGTGAATAGATTTTGAAGTGAATAAAAGTTAAACCCCTCGGAGTTTTCATAGAATAGAAAGTCTGCACCGTCTTTACCAATAGGTTTCGCATAGTTTGATAGCCAATGAATTGCCTCAAAAGGTTTCTTATATGGTATCACAAAATCATAAAGACCTTCAGTCTCCTGTAATCTTATGTAATTGCTACTAATTTTTAATTTATCCGAAAGTATATCACTTACAATTTCAGATATTTTTTTACCAGAATATGATTTACTAACTTTTGTTTGTTCCGATAAAAATAATTCTTCCGAGCAAAAATGTAAAGTGTAAGTTTCCGATGAGTTATTGTTCAAAAGTCTTTCTGAAATACGGTAAATCCTAAAATACTTATCTGTTGTGGACTCTCTTGATGCTTTTAATGTTTTTTTGAATTTAAGTTTCAAATAATCAAAACCTGATAGACCAAGCCTATCAATCAAACTAATAGAGTCATTAATCAATATACTACCGCTAGTCACACCTTTAAATATATCTTCATAATATGATATTTCAACCATCAATGGTTTGATGTTTGTGTTATTTCTTGATGATATGATATAGGCTTCATCTAAGCTATAATCATCCGCCGTAACAAGACCGCCTATCTGTGCCGTAGGAGTATCTTTTGGTACAAGAATTGATTCTCCGCCAGCTATTTCATATCTTTGAGACATTATTTAACCTTCATCAACTCAATAAGTTGTTGTTCCATATCAGCCATATAATTAGCATTCAATAGCTTTATTTGTCGTTTAGATTCATTTAACTGTTCTTCATAATCATATAGAGTCACGAGTGTTTTGGTTATCGCAACAGTACAGCTTGTGCCACCTGGAATATCATAAGAAGTTGTAGATTCTACTAATGAATTATAATCATCTTCCGTTATTGAAACTTCTTTTATTGTTTCCGTTTTTGTATAACCTTCAGTTGTTGTTGTAATTTTTTTATACTGATAAATTGTAGTGTTTGTATATTCAAAAGGTGTTTGATCCGCATCTGCGGCTTCAGTTGCATACTTAGTGTCCAAATACAATAGGAAAGACGCTTGTGACATTGGCCATTCCCAAACTGGATCCAAAATTTGATTTGAAAACAATACAATCCAATACTTGAACATATCACCATAATATTTTTCCGCAACAATCTCCGGAGTATCACCTTCCTGAATCGCATACTCATAAAATTGCATTGGATTGTTTAAAAACTCCTGCATGATCGATGCACGAGATAATAAATTGGTCATCAATATTGGATAACCATTTTGATCTGGTGTGATTATTTTTGGTAATGTGTCGAAGTAGTACATTAGTAACCTGCGTTTATTCTATTTTTATCCACAATAACAGTTTCTTTAAATTGAAGTGTCAATTTCACTTGAACCGGAGAACCGTCATTAAAAGTCGACCAACCGTTTGGACCATAATCTACGTTAATATTTTCAAGCACACATTCACCTATTCTGTGTACATAAGGATTTTCTTTACCCTTATATAAAAATTGTATGGAGAAAGGATATGGCACTTCAAAAAATAAACCTTGCTTGAAATATCCGGTCGGTTGAATTTTGGGTGCTGCCGCAAACTTAAATGCTTTGATGATTTTTTTTACCGTCTCGGTCTCCTCTTTACTATAAGGAGTTAAAACAAAGTCAAACTGAAAGGCTCTGAAACCAACACCTCTAAACAGCACTTGTAGTTGTGGGTTCATTGCTTGACCAATAGCCCTAGTTGCAAGATCCGCCAAATTTTTAGTTTCAAAACCCTTTGAGGCTGCAAGAGCACCTGCCGCTGCTGCCAACGAACTTCTTACATATGGATCGGAACCAATTTTATTTGCAAGATTCACATCCAACTTATCACCACCAGCTTTATAAAGGTCATACATAGAAGTACCAGCTTGCGCCAAGAAATATGCTTTACCTAAAGATTCCGTTAAACTTATATCATCATAACCTATACCATATGATATATTTACAGTATCCGGAACATAAAGGGAAATGTGTTCAAAGGGGACTCTAGGAACATCGGCCTGTGTAAGATCATCTACTATTGAAGTGAAATTTTTACCTGCTTCTTTAATATCACCTTTGGCCAAAGAAACAAATGCGTTTCCTGCACCTGATACTATTTGTGAAGAATATTTTGGATCAGGCTGATAAGAAGTAAATCTAATGATATGACTTCTAGTTGGATCTGAACCCAAATTGCGAGGATAGTTATACCCCTTTAGTTCATATTTATTTCCATATAGCAATTGTAGAGGACCATTGATGGTCCCCGGCACTGAAATACCAGCAATTGAGGTGGGGATAGATATTGGCATGGGTTTATTGTTATTTTAAGAAAGTAATATACATATTTATATGGCATACAAGGGCAAATTTACACCAAGAAATCCACAAAAATATCGTGGAGATTCAACAAATATCATTTATCGTTCAACCTGG